ACCAAACACGATGTAGTGCCTTCAGGCTTCACGCAAGTAACTGACTTGCTAGGATTGATTCCCAACTTCTCTGCCCACTTGAGATTGGTCGCGGTCGCATGATCACGAAGAGTCTCAAGAAGACGAACAAGCTTTGGCTTGCCTTCCAAACCACTGGTAAGCTTGTTGTCAAAAATACCTGTCATAGATACGCCAAGCAGTCTTTCCTCTTCACAATTCTTCTTCCACTCTGGACGAAGATATGGGAAGTTGGTAAAGGTAGATTGAACAGTACCAATGATTGTAGCGATCTCAATCTTCTTCTTCAGTGTTGCAGCAGTATCGTCTTGACGAACTACGACTGTAGAAAGATTGCAGAATTCAAATGGCTTGAGAATGATCTCTGAGCATGGGTTTGTACCATACTCGCAGTCTGGATCACGGCCAGACTTAGCAGCCTGTTCCTGTAGTGCCTTGCGATTGATCATTCCACGTTCACCGCTGTGACTGTTGTAGAGTGAGGTCCATTCTTCAAGGAATTGACCCATTGGAGGACGGCCACGATAAACAGCAGAGTTGTTGGCATATGAACGGAAGCCAGCCTGCTCCCACCATGCACCACTCTTGCAGAGTGCCATCTCACGATCAGCAAGATCGCTCAAGGAGATCATAGCAGAGCGACGAACGCCACCAACGATGACGGCATTTGCAATAGCACAGCAAACATCATGGCATTCAAGAGCAGTTAGTCTGCGTCCTTGTGCATTGTAGAAAATCTTCACGACAAACTTGAATAGATTGTCTAGAGGAGCAGGCCCACTAGCACGACCACCAAAGGTCTTGAGTCTTGCTCCAGCAGGACGAATCTTGCTTAGATCCCATTTAACGTGACGACCCGCATAGAGGTGATCCATAATGAACTTGATTGCGTTGCCCCAACCTTCCTTGGAGTCCTCAACAACATAAGTTATGTTGAAAGACTTTTCAATCTTGTTAGCAACTTGTGGAAGCTTGTCGGTATATTGATGTTCAACTGAATATCCAACACCAGTGCCATTCATGAGAACGACAAAAAGTTCTGCAAACGAATCAAGACTGTCGATTGGCAAGTATGAGCAGTTGTATAAGCAAGTGTTGTCGTGATCCAATGCAGGACCAGCAGTCATGAGGCTGCGCATGGAAGGAAGAACTTCTAGATTGAGAATTGCTTCCTTGACATCTGGGCGTTCTGCGAGTTGCGGAACCTTACCAGTAAAGTATTTCCACCAACGGTCTACACATTCATCCCAAGTCTCACGACGATTTTGGTCGTTGAGCCAGCGAGAGTAGCGAGAGATGAAAATAAACGATTGAAATGGTGATAAAATTTCGGCCATAGTTAAATCCTTAGTGGGTGTCTATATTTAGAATATCAATTTTATTGTCTAAATAATATTTTTTAAGTAATAATTCATAACAATTTGGTTCATTAATTATATTGTCATATCTTACAAATCCAAACATTTTTTCATTGCAAATGTATTGATCTACATTTTTTTCTCTAGCATTATTTGCAAACAGTACAAATTCATAATGATGATCTCCCCAATAACTTGAAGTATAAGATAGATCATTAATATATTTTGTATCAATTAAATAAGTACAATGCACTAGTGGAACTTTAAAAGTACCTACCATACTTTCTCTTCTCCACATATCCATATCCAACGGAGATGATTTGTAATAACCAGTTTCAGTAACTTCATTAAAATAATTTGAATACATTGATCCTTCATTATGCAATTTTATGAAAGGTGCAATTATTGGTTTCTCTTTTTGAATAAGATATTTTAAAGTAATTGGAGCGACCCAATTATCCGTGTCCATTACAAAATAATAATCTGTTTTTTCCAGACGACATATATCCAGACTTCTATTTCGTATAGAAGCCATTTTTTTTAATCTTCTATTATCGTCGTGATCCCAATATAGATCTTTAGTTATTTTTGGATCATCAATACCTTTTTCAAAAATTATATTTCTATATTTAAAATAATTTTGACCAATCCATGATGTCAAAAATCCCATGGTATCATCATCATTGTTATTTGTATTAATGTAAATTACAATATTTTTTTTATCATAATCCATTTCTTCCAAAGAACGAAAATAATGAGGTAAAAACTTACCATGATTTCTGGTTAATACAGAAATGAAAACTGTTTTATCCATTTTAATTTTTTTGTGTTAGAGTCTGCCACGAAACCGGGAAAAGAGGAGCAATTAATTTATCAATTGCTTTTGCGTATTCCTGAATTTCCCATTGGGCATGTGCATCGATTCTCAGATTATAAACGCGGGCAAATGCATAGAGAGAACCAGTCCACACAAATTCCGTATAAGTTCCTTGTGGCAATATTGAACGCGCCTGTTCAGGTGCAACACCATCAGCCAAAAGTTTATTGTAAAGATCCAAACATTCCTTTGCAACGCCATCATACTCCTGACGAAGTTTGATGCATGTATCCATATCTTCAATTGGACCACTGCTGCCTTGCTTTGCTCCTTCAGTAGGAGAACTTCTCCATAGTGGAGTATAGATCTCAGGCTCATAGGTGACGTACCTACGGCTGACCTCGTTCATCACAAGACCAATCTGATGCTTGCCAAGTTGTGCACGAACAAAGATTGGGCACTTGATGCGCAAACTAATCTGTGCATGACAGAATGGAGTGAAGTGATTGTGCTTTGCAAGATAGCGAATAAGCTTTGCGTCTCTATCAGACAGTTCTTTTTTATTGAAGCCTGTCCAATTAGGATCGCTCTCCCAAGAACTTTCTTTATTAAAAGAAACTCTTGCTGCATTAACAACACTCAGATCAGAGCCCATATAGTCCACTAGATCAACGTGTCCGTGATCTAGGACAAAGTACTTAGTCTGCTCCATTTTTATGTTCTGTATCTCGGTCATCTTCATCCTCATCTACAAGTTCAACTCTCACACCATCAATCTTTGTAAAGTCCGCAGCGAATTCACGTGCTCGGGACCATAGATCTGGGTCCATCTCTTTTACGTATTCACCGAATCGTTGCACAAAAGTAAGATAGGCTTCACTAGCCTTTAAGATATCTTCTTCTGACATTTCTTCATTATTATCCATTTTAAACCTTCTTCCAGTAAGTATACTTCATTTTGGCTTTTAGTCCAGAATAAACATTGTTGATAATCAACTTTATGGTCAAATTGGTTCCATAGACCTTTACCATGTCATTGACATCTTTTTTTTCTATTTCTTCAGGCCAGATTACTACATTTCGTCCGGCGTCAATATATCTACCAATCAGGTTGACAATTTCTAGATTTCTAGGCTCGTTGTCAAACACAAACACAATATTTGACTTTGCAATCTTTGCAGGCATTGTATCAAGCCAGCCAGCACCTTGCATAGCCACTCCATTTGGAATGAACATGGAGTCAATCGGGCCCTCAGTAACATATACAGTTTCCCGAGGGTCTACTTTATCTAGGTTGTACCAAAGCCGTTCTTCGCCATCTTTCTTGAGCGTGATGTATCGAATGGAGTCTTTCTTTTCTTCAAAGGATCTCCCCTGTACGCCAAGTAGTGACCCATCCTCGTCATAGAACGGTATGACGAGTCTGTCTTCCTTAGTTCCTTCACGATCAAAATCCGCCATGATCCGACTGAAATCAGAGCAGTAATAAAAATTGCAATACTTTTCTTCAGGAATTTCTCTAGATTTAACATACTTTACTGCCTTATGAGTTGGGTCGAGCAAGTCAAGCCGGGTTCCGAGATTTGTGAACATAGGTTGACGCACAACTTTTTCCTCTCGTTCAATCGGCTCTGGATTTTTGTCCTTGAAGTTTTCAAACGCATACTCCTTGCAGAGAGATGGGCTGACACTTTCAAGAACAGAATATAAATTACAAGCAATACCGCAATTGTGACATTTGTAAACATATTTTCCCTTGTTCTCAAAGAAATATCCCCTTGTCTTGGATCTATTTTTCTTTGAGTCACCACATGCGAAACATCTGCAGGTGGCTAGGTTGTCTTTCTTCCACTTAAACTTCTGAAGGGCTCCAGAAACCATGTTCACATATTTCTTATCAATATATATGCTCATTTTGCAGCGTCTTCAAAAGTCCAGTTGACTGCCTTGTTCTTCTTCTTACCAAATTTTGGATCAAATGCAATTGGATCTGAACCTGAACCAAATCCTTCTTCACCGGTGTTGTTAGCTTCAACAAGATTATTGCTGGAGTTGTCAACATCATAGAATTTCATCTTGGACTTGTTTACACCAATAAGAAACTTACGATTCTTCGTGGTATCATTGCCACGATTCTTCAGTTGCTTGACGACCAGTTGGCCGGCTTCAGCAAGTTCTTCATTCTCAATGAGAGCAAAGAAGAAATCGGCAGTCTGAGGTAGACCAAAGCTTTCAGAGGTATCTGTCATCTCCATGTCGCTGCTCTTCGCACCTTCACGGTTGACCTGAGTAGCCGTCCAGAGAGGAACATTGAATTGCTTGGCGATACCACGAAGTTCTTCTGCAATGCCCTTGACGTAGGTGTAACTATTCATGCCGTTGCCCATCTTGAAACGAGCACATGAGCAGATGTTCAGATAATCTACAAAGATAACATCAGGTACAAACTTCTTCTTGATCTTCAGTTCTTCCATGAGCACTCTGAAGTGAGTCACGTTTGCAGCAGCAGTGGGATATTCCTTGATGATCAGTTTACCACGGCAGGTACGCTTAAGATTGTCAACCTTACTCTCGTACTGCTTGAGAGGCATCTGCTCAAGAACATGCATGTCTGTATCCAGAAGATTTGCATCAATACGCTTGGCGATTTCCTCTTCGGCCATCTCAAGCGTGATGTACAGAACATTCATGTTTTGAGATAGGCAGGCTGCTGCATGATGGCAGAGGAATGCACTCTTACCAACACCAGATGCTGCCATGACAACGTTCAGCGTCTTCTTGCGTACACCACCTCTGGTAATGACATTAAACATTTCCAGATCGAACGGAGTCCTCTCTTCGACTCGGTGATAATATTCATACCGCTCATCCACATCTTCAAGAAAATCATGCCCAACTCTTGTATCAAAGGATACTGAAAGGGCTTTTGACATAATCTCAGGAATTGCATTTTGGGTTTGCTCCTTATCTTTACCTTCAATAATACCAATAGAGGCCATGATACCATTGTAGATGGCCTTTTCTTTACAAAACTTTTCTGTGTTCTCCACAAGCCAGTTAGTGTCTGACTTTTCACCTTCCTTGTACATTTCATCTGCAATAGATGAACACTTTTTGAATTCCATTTCTCCAAGGCCCTTCTCATCTCCTAGAGAGATGAGAATAGCATCCTTGGTTGGAATGTTGTTGTACTTCAGAATGAACTTGCTTACGATATTAAAGACCGTTTTCTCGGCCTTGTCGTGAAAGTATTCATCCTGAAGAAACGGGACAACTTTGCGAGCATAGTCCTCATTGAGGACCAAGTTCTTTAGAATAACTGTTTCCATGTTTTTAGTATATCACTATTTTAGGCGTTGTCCAGAGGATCTTCGTGAACATCTGCTTCAAGATCTTTGCTAGTATCAACTTCGGCTTGGTTCTCAACAATATCAACAAATATTTCACCAACGTAATCTGTAAAATCTTTATCTTGTTGATTAAAATTATCGGGAGACGTAATCATTTCAATATCCATGGTGACATTTAAATCACCTGTTTCAGTTTCATTAAATGAAATCTTACCATAACGGTAAACAATTCCTTCAAATTTTCCTTCAGTGATTATGATAGGACATGTCTGTGAAATGTCCTTTGAATCATCTGGTAAAAATTTATACTTCGGAGCCTTTTCCATACTTGAATTCCTTTTGAATCTGTGCGTCCAACTTATCTAGGATATCCTTGGTGAAGTACTTCTCTGGTTCATCATCAATGTTCTTCTCAAATACCTTACTGCCATCTGGAAGTTCAACACGGGTAGATACCTTCTTGAAGATACCATACTTGATTGCAAACTCAGTCAAGCCATAATAACGGCTAAGACCTGAAGTATAGTTCAAGCGAGTCTCTACGTGCATATTCTCCTTAACAAAACGATTCTTATAATTGGTGCACTTGATAAAGTTTCCAACTACGCCTTCGTCTGTCTTGTCCTTGCTCTTAGAAAGCATTATAATGTTGCTCGCAGCATACTTCAGACCAACGCCACCGCTGAGATCCTTTGTAGGAACATAAGAACCAATTACTTGGTAAGTATGATTGGTAAGAAGAAGAGGAATCTTGGCCTTACCAAGCTTAATTGTCAGAACACGGAAAGCACCTTTTGTGACCTGAGCCTTGGTCATGTCACGAACATCTTTGCCTTCAGCAGTGTCGCTCATTTCCTTCTTTGTTGATAACATTCCCAGAGAATCAAGAACCATAAAGATTGGCTTGCGTTCCTCTTCAGGTGTCTCATTAATTTCATTGACGATCTGGAGAGCCTGTGTCCTGAATTCTTCGATTGTTGCAACAGGAATGACCGCAATTCTTTTGGTGTCAATCCCTCGGGATTCAAACATGTCTGAAGTGACTGCTTGCTCCGTGTCAAAGTACATGACAAGCCCATCTTTGTGGTCTTTAAGGAACTGAGTAGCCATTCCAATTGCATAAAAAGTCTTTCCGGTTGCGGGATCTCCAGCAAGACAAGAAATCTTGTTATTGGGAAGCCCACCATATATAGAGCCAGACAGCAGGGCATTCAATACATACGAGCCCGTGTCAATGAACCCAGTTACATCTGCACCGTCAATACCATCGGCAACAATTGATGCATCGGGATTATTAATTTTACTTAGTAGATTTTGTAGATATTTCGACATTCTTTTCTTTTTCTTTCTTTGTGTATGCTTGATCAGCATAGTAATCGGATATCATCAACTGATCATTCATGTTATGAAAGGTCTGCATGATTTCTTTTTGAACAAGAGACAGTCTATCATAAATTTTAGATACTCTGTCAGTCAATTGATCATTGACCTTAAATGATTCTACACCATATTGCTCACTAATCAACCTATGTTCACTCAATAAAAGATATACAGGCATTCCAGTGATGCGACTCTTAAAATCCGATTCGGATTCCGTGAGAACATCATATAGACGACGATATCTGAGCAACTTGGGCATCTTATTCTTTTTAGATTTTGGACTTGCCACGCTTGGCCTTTCTTGTATTAATAATAACAGCAGCGTAGTCTTCTTTATCTATGCTCTGATCAATTGTTAGTGATTCAATGATTAAGTCATCATCAACGTCAAGTAGTCTATCCCCAACCATATAGCATGGGCCACCTTCAAAATCAAATAGCCCATCACCGTGGCGAGTATATATAGTCCGACCTTCGACCTTGTAAGATCCGTTTTCAAGAAGTGTGAGAATTCGCTCATCACCGTATCTGGATTTAAATTTCTTTACCATTTTTTAACTTTCCATTTCAATCATAGACTTTAGATCAGTCTTGAGATCTTCGATTTCTTCTTTCAAATTTTTAATTTCTTCTTGCAATTGTTTTATTATTGCGTCTTTTAGTTTTAATACTTCAAAATCTATATGAGTATGATTTGGATACTTCCTCTGATAAGTATCCTTAGAATACTGCTTCATAGGTCTTTTAGCATCATCAATAATCTTATCGATGTCAATATCTTCCAACATTTTTAATTTAGAATTTGTTTTAAAATTAATCTGACCCATATTTGTATTATACCTCACCCAAAGAAGGATTCAAGTGTTACCTGTTCATTTATCGACCACTTGATGGCCTGTAAAATATTATCTAGTGGCTCACCAAATGTTTTGTCAAATTGCTTCTTGCGATCAATGTATTTTTCAAGATTAAATTGTGCAGGAGGCTTTCCAATGAATCCCATGACGGCATCTCTGCCACCCATTCCATAAGGATTTGGAACACGGACAAATACAAACTTAATTTTGTCGTTTTCCTTGATCGGTGGAATCTCCTTGTCCAACTTTATCTTCTTGGTGTATGCATTGTGTAACAATGCAGCCTTGGTGGCAATTGGAGTACCAGACTTATAGATGTCGGACGAATCAGTATACTTGCTGATACCCTTGACACCCCGAGGAGCAGCGATGTCTTCTATAGGCATCTTCATAAATTCATCAGAGAATATATTCACAAAGTCGCGTAACTCCTCGGGGGTCTTGGTCAGGATAATCATGATGCAGTCTTTCAACTTATCGCGGACGACTGCAGGAGTGCTGCTCCGTGCAGTCTCCAATCCCATGATCTTCAATTGAGGTTCGGCATATCTAATTCCTTCATTGTCGTGTACAAGCAATGCATACCGCTTCTTAGCAACAAACATTCCTGCAGAAGCAATGGCTTCACGCTTGAACGAGATCTTGTTGTTCTTGCAGCCCAACATACCAGTAAGATCTTTCATGACCTTGTTTAGTTGTTTTTGAATATTGTTTTCACAAATGTCATCTACGAAAGAAGTGATATCTTCAATCGGAGTCTTGCTTGAAACTTTTGTGATAACTTCATCAAGATTCAAATAAACCGAATCAGTATCGACTGCAATAACATAATCTTTGGGCTCTTCATTCTTCATGACCTTGTTGATATAGTCATTCATGGAATTCTCAGCAGTACGAATGATGACTTGCCCAGTCACGGTAACTGCCGTAGCCAGTTCAGGAGATGAATATGTAAATGCAGGATTACCAAGGCAACCATACAGGCTGTTTGCCAAAATCTTCTTTACGGTCTGACGAATATCTAGAGCAGAGATACGTGGAAGAAGATCGGCGTTCTTGGTTTCCTCATATTCCTTTTTCAATTCCATCATCTTGTTCTTGGCTTCCTTACGCTGATTGAAAGTGGTCTCAATCAGGATTGGAATAAAGCCCTTGACTTTACGGGTAAAGAAAGAACCATTGCATGTAACACATGCATCCTGGCTTTCAGCATCTTCAATAATATCTGGAATCTCCTTACGCTTGCTGCGAAGGAAATCATCAGCATTGAGTGATGAATTTTTGTGAATGCAAGTTTCAGGAGAAATGTTCCATGACATGATGATGGATGGATACAGGCTAGTTGCGTCAAAACTGACTATGTTCTTGTAGAGTCCCGGTACAACTTCCTTGACATATGCACCAACAAACTGCTCATCCTTGGCATACTTGGTCTTTAGAGGTGGAACAATGTATTGCTTTGCAAGATAGTCACAGCAAATGGTCTCCCAGATCCGAGTGGCAAAGAAGACCGTATCAAATGTGATCTTTGCCTCATAGGCAATGGAGATCGCCAAATCAATCAGTCGGAGCTTATTGTCAAGCTGTTCAACCAGCACGACATCTTGTACATTATACTCCGCAAACTTTTGAAAATCTTTTGTATAGAACTCCCGCAAAGATCCATACTCGCTGTAATCCAGTTTTTGAGCATTTAGTTCCGCCTTTGCAATAAAGTTAAGAGCGTAACTTTCTCTGGGAACAAGCCTGAACTTCTTGTAAAGATCCATGTAGTCTAGGATCGTGTAGCCGGGAAACTCAAAGAGTTTGTAATCCTTGCCACCAATATTAGTCTCACGCATCTTCATCAAACCAAACGGCATCCAACTCTGAATCTCTTTTTCCTCAAAGAAAAGCTTTGCCCTACCTATTATATAGGGCATATCGAAGAGTTTGATGTTCCATCCAGTAAGAATATCTATGTCTTCCTTGGCAAGGATATCAAAGATTTTCTTGATAAGTTCTTTCTCAGAAGTAACCATAACAACCTTGCAGTCTGGCAAGGTGAGTGGCTTCATAGTAAGAACATAGTTGACACCGCAGATACGAATAGTCACAAGATTGATTCGTTCATTGGGATTGTCTAGGTCTGGGAAGCCTCCCTCAGTCTCACATTCCAAGTCTAGGTAGGCTACTTTGATCTTGGAAAGATCGTATTCCACCTCAGTCGGATAAGTCTCCATGAGATATTGAGTGACGAAATCAGTGTTTCCATAAATCGGGCAATCATCTAGGTCTCTGTATTGGTCTAGGAATTGACGGCAATCATACAACGTGTCAAACTTCATGCGTTTGACGTTAACATTGTTGAGAGTCCTGTACTTGGATTGGCTATCGGATTTGATGTATAAGGATGGCTTGTAAGCAATGGTATCGGTAAATCGAACACCATTGTTATAGCCACGAACAAGAACCTTGTTCCCCTTCAAAGCACAGGCAGTATAAAATTTCATTAGTCTTTCTTGGGTTCTCTATCTTTGAGAAGCCCTGCAAGTATAACACTGTAATTAATTAGGTCAACAATTGCATCATAAACACTCTCATTCTGCAATGAAAGTTCTCCCTTATTTAAATAAGTGGAGATTCTTGACATCTTATCGGTCATGCGAATAAGAACACCAAGTTCTGCCGTTGCAAAACCTAAATATTCCGCTCTTCGGAAATTCATGAAAGGATCTGCGCCAGATGCGTAGTCATTGTTCTTTTTACGCATTAATTCAATGGCTTCCTTGCAAATTTCTTCGTGTAATTTAAATAATTCTTCTCTGGTCATCATAGATTAACATTCTATCACATATTAACACCCTGTCAAATATAAATATTAAGACATGGAGTTTATCAATGGATTTTTCTAAAATATTTGAACTTTCAGCGTATGGAGTAGCCGGATTGGCTGGACTCGGATACGGAATTAAAAAATTTTGGAATAAAGATAAAACAAATTACAGTTTTAATACAATCCATACAGAAATCCACGAACTACTTACAGAACTTCG